TATTTTGTACCTCCTCGGTTATCCTACGTTTGTGGTTTCCGCAGTAGATAATTAGTCATCATCGTCGTCGCATTCGCCGCGAATGTCAGCAAGCTGATCCTCAAGGTTCTCCATAATATATGCCTTCGCCATTGCTTCAATTTCAAAAGTTAAAAACTTGGTGGGCTCAAAATATTCATGGGGCTTGTCGTAGGCGCTGACGACAAAGATGTGTGTTTCATCAAGGCGACCATTTTTGAAGTGCTGTTCTTCCACTAAGCGCCACTGTGAAGTATCGCGATGCTCGTTGGCGGAAAGAATGGCCAGCGCCTTCATCACGCCAAGACCTTCTTCTTCTTCTTCAATCACCCGCACGTATTCGCTCATTGCTTTGATTGGCGACTTTCAACCATCTTAATGATGCGAGAAGCCCATGACCTACCCGCATCTCCACCCCAGAGCAACCAGGCCGTTCGGCCAGCGTCTCCATCTGGACCGCTTTTGTTCTTTTCGTGCCGAGAAAAGAACGCGGACATTCGCTTAATCGTTTCAAAACTCACTGCTTCTCCATTGGCCAGACTTGTGGCACGCGCCACTCCACTGCCAATGCCCTGCTTGCCGGCCTGCTGCGTTGTCAAGCCGCCTTTACCATACTTCTTGCGTAGTTCTAAGCCCCGACGCGCTGCGGCTCGTACAGACGATGGTGGGGAAAACGATTCGGCATCCCCCCTGACAGGCTCTTCTTCCTCTTCCTCTCCCTCTTCTTCCATTTCCTTTTCTTCTTGCAGTACTTGACGAATAAATGCTCTCATGTATTCTTCACTGGCATCTTTCTTTGGCAAGCTCATTCCGGCTTGACTGAGAGCGATGGCGACGGCTTGCCGATAATTAGAAACAGGCTTCCCTCCACTGGTCAATTTGCCAGCCTTGAATTCTCTCATTGTGCGAGCAACCTTAGCTTGCTTTTCTTTTTTAGTCATGATCGTTTTTTCTCAGTCTAAGCTTTCACTCCATAAAAATACAAATCACAAGATTGAGCATTCACGCTGAATTGATACTCAGTAAAAACAGAAGAAAAATCTACAAAGTCAAAATCTTCTTCCGTCAAATTTAAGTAGTAGCTCCAGCCTTTCGCAATGGTTAGCGGACTGTCTTGCGGGGTGCTGCGTTCAGTGCCGTGCTCAGGCCGTCCGGTGGTAGCACAAGTAAACACGACAAGACCTCCGCTTTTACAAAGGCGAATCATATTAAGAAAGGTTTCTTTCCAAAAAGGATTGTGCTCAAAGCATTCGCAAGATATGCAGCAATCAAACAATTTGTCGCTGTCGTATTCATGGCCGCTAATGACAACATCCACTCCTGGACCATCGCCCACGTCTACCCCTACATACTCGCTGGAAGTAAAGGCATTTCGCACTGTGCCATTAATATTTAAGCTTCCTATTTCTAAAGTTCTTTTTCCGTTAAAAGCAAGGGGAAAGTCAGCCTGCAGGGAAGCAATGTAGTCCGATTGTTCTTTGTGAGCCATGGTTAGTTAATAAAGCCGATGGGAGCGGTAGCAATGTTCATACCAGGAAAAAGCTTATCCCGATATAAAACCATGCCTGTAATTAGTCGCTCTGCAATAAAAGCAATTGCCCTCTTGTCATAGCCTTGAATTTTCAAGAAAGATTCCTTATTCTCCTCCCAAATTGGCATCAATGCATCAAAAAGAATGGTCATAAAATGTTGATATTGACTACGTGGTCCCCGTGCCATATTGCAACCAATAAATAAATTTTGCTGCCAAACTTTATCTATCTCTTCACGGGAAAATAACCATTGTCCCGTGTCGGCCAATCTTCTGGTAATCAATGGCGCATCAAAAGCCGAGTGCCCGCCGTAAAACTGCTGTTCAAGGCTGCAGCTAAATTCTGCAAATTCTGGCACATATAAAGTGTTTGCATCGTACCATTCATCACCAGGTTCAATCCAGTTGCGACGGTATTGTGCATTGCCAATATTTAACTGTGGCGCATTGTTGACAATCCATTTAATGCAAGACAGTTCTCCAAGCCTGGTGTTGAACGATGACAAATCGCATCCTTCGTCATCAAAGCTGTAGCCTTTGCCGCGAAGCTCCTCACGCTCACCGTCAGATAAGCCATAAGCTCCGCCCATGATTGGAATCAATGGGGCCAGTGACGAATAGCGCACTTCTTTGCCAGGAATGCACACGGCATAAATTGCGCAGTCAGACGGTTGCATATACCTGCCTCGCAGCCCAAAGCTCGTTGTAATTGTTTACACCCTTAGCGCCCACTCCAGTGAGATCACCTCCTCCAGAAGGCTTGCTCCATGCCATGATCGTGCCATCGGGCAGCACGAATGCACGATTCTTTTGCTCATGTGTGGGGGTTAGTTCTAAGTAGTCACCGTAGACAAAATTGGTATTGCCGCCGTTTGCGGCAAGCGCTGCACCCAGTAACGTCGGTCCAGTCGGACACAATGGCGTGATGCCATAGTATTGCTCATGACAGTTGCTAACGATCATTTCGATGGCAGTAGTCAGTGCTATGTTGTCGGGCTTTGAATAGAGAACGGTAGTCGCGCAGGCCCACGTGGTGTAGCTAAAGCGCTGAATGTCGCGGAAGGCCAAAAACTCAATACGTTCTCCCACCTCCACTGGATTGACCACCCTGACAGCAATATCCATGTACCATCCTCCAAGCTTGTTCAACAGGCAAAACCTACCGAGGTCAGCCTTATAGGAATAGGGCTTCAAAGAGTCGTAGGCCCATAGTACTTCCTCTGAATAGTTAGCTCCAATAAAGGAGCGAAGAGTTTCCTTGGTGTAGATCTGATGGTCCGCATCAGGGAATGCTTTGCTTACAGTGCCAGTGGCGTGCCCCAAGAATGGTGACAGTTCAGCTCCGTTGTCAGAAAGAAAAATTTGAGAAACTTGCATGATAATTAAACAATTTTTGCAGGAGTACCAAAGCCTTTAAATGCCTCTTGGCTTGGCTTCTGATTGAGCACTTCGTTTACGATGCCCAACATTTTTTTGGTAATAACAGGCCAGGTAAATTGCTCTTCATGAATGCGCTTGTAACACCAATTACCAGCAGTCTTCAGAGCGTTACGATCCTCGTAATAGGCAGTGAGAATATCAGCCAAACTGCTAGGGTCGGGCAACAAACGCTCTAGTCCATAATTCCTATCAGTTTCAGCGCCATTGCACGTAATACGTGGAATGTCATTGAAAATCTCCTTAAGGCTTGTATGGTCAGGCACCACCTGTGCTACGCCCGTAGCAGCGTGCTCAGTGTTTACCAGACCCCATCCTTCACCAATGCAAGTGTTAATCCCTACGTCGGCGGAGTTGTAAACTTTATTTAGCTTTTCTATGGGCAAGCAATTATGGGTGGAAAAATGTGGACTTGTAAGAATTAACTTGCTAGCAGGATCATATCCTGCATCACGAGCTACTCTCTTAAACAAAGGAATAACTTCCCAACCCATATCCTTAGAACCCATGTTGAGCCACAGACGAGCGTCGGGCTTGTCCTTGGCGAATTCAATGAAGCCCTTGATGGTCAAATCAATACGCTTGCGAGGTTGATTCCTGTTGCCATTGAAGACAATAAACGCATCCGCCGGCACTCCCAGTTCCTTCCGGCACTCAAGGGGATCAATGGGGAAGAATTTAGTAAAGTCTGTGCCGTGTGGAATGACAGAAACAGATTTTTCGTAGCCCATTTTAACCAACTCTTCTTTTCCAAACTCCGTATAAGTCGCAAGTCCATCCCACTCGCTCACTGCCGCATTTAGATCGGGAAAGATGCCATAGCTATCAATAGGCGAGTATACAAAAAACTTAAAAGAAATCTTTTCCTTAAGGGGCTTTACCGCATTCCATAGACTGATTGCCACCCATAAATCATTCGTCACCCATACCAAGTCTGGCTTAATGGTTTGAACTAATTCGGCTATACGATGAGAGCCAAATGGGTCGGAACCATGTGCCATGGCTGGATAGCTTTTGTACTTAATTGCTTCTGCGTCATAGTCACCCATCCAATTTGTTGCAAGCACCGACACGTCGTGCTCTTTTGCCAAGGCGGGCAGGAGATATTCAGCTACTCTCCCAAAGCCCGTCTGAACAAATGCATCGCCTACATAAAGAATTCGTGCCACAAGAAAACCAAATCTTGTTTGATAATAGTGGCAAAATTACACGGGAACCATTGGTGCTTGTTGCCTGAAATATTTGACAGTGCATTTGCATCGTGCGCCACATGCACAACGCACTCCAGGCATGGGAACGCTGCCAATAGGTACTATGCCACGCGCTGAGTAGCCAATGCAGTCGGCACAATGCACTGCTTGAGCATCCAAGATGCGCCGCATCAACGAAAATCCACGCTGCTGCTCGCGCATTTCCGTGCCCTGCCAATAAGATCCACGAACGCTTTGAGCATATAAACCAATACGAGCAATAGCCATGGGAGCAGAAATACGCCCATCCAAAAGGTCACGTACAAAACCTTGTAGATAAGTGTATTCCGCACGAAGCCTCTGACCGATGCGACCATATTCTGCACTGCCCATCTCACTTCGCCCGCCATAGCCAATGATTGCCGCTTGAATGTGTGCTGCTTTGATTGCTTCACGAACGCTGCCTTGCCATTGATCAAGCGTAATTGATCCATCTCCCAGCATCCTCGTGAAACGCTTGAGTTGCGCTTCTAGTTTACCGATGCGACCATCGACAAGCTTTCCTACTGCTGCTTTGCTTAAGAAGCGGCCTTTCTCGTCGCGATAACGACCACTGATGCGGTCATAGGACCATTCAGCATCCATCCTGGTGGACATTATGACGCTGCTGAACGAGGATAAATCATTCAGCATTGTCAGCCTCTAGCAGCTCTTTGAACTGTGCTGGAGCTTCTTCTTGCCATTGCTTCATGGCATTCTCAATATCCTCGTCTGAGATGAATGCAGCTTCATCAATATCAGCAAGCATTAGCCCTTCCACTTTCATGGGCTCAATGGCATCTTCCTTCTTGAAATATTCAGCAGTGGTTTTCTTGCCCTTGAAGGCGCCTTCCATCGAGCCGTGCTTACTCTTGTACAACTGCTTGTACTTTTGCGTGACGTAAGCGCCTGCAACTGCACTAGGCCACACCTTGAACTTAC